GGTTAAAGTTGACAAAGAAATCAAGTGCAGCTAAATACTTATTGACCAGTTTGTTAATAATTGGAAGGTACTGTTTGACAATCTTTGTTTTAATGCCAGTATCTTTCAATAGCGTTGAGGCCACTTCTAAGTATGCTTTTTCTTGTATTAATTCTTTTAACGATTCTTGTAGTTGAGACAGAGAATCTTGTAGTTCTTTTAGGTTGTTGCCTTCTTTCTCTGTCCCTTCTTTGGTTACACTAAGTTCTTCAATCTTTTTACGAAGTTTGTTGATATACTTGTTCGTTTCATTGATTGAAGTGTTATTTGTAGCAATCTTTACAACGAAACTTTGAATCAAAGATTGTGATTCGCTGATTTCATTTAATCTATCCTGTTCTTCTTTGAGTTTTCTTTTTAATTGATTAAGAGCTTCTTTAGAATCTTTTGTCTTAGTGTCAAGTAAATCGATTTGTTCTTCTTTGAATTCTGAGGCTATCGATTGCCTACATGTTGGACAATCATCATGGTCTCTGAAAAAATTAATGTCTTTCTCATACTTAGAAATGTTGTTTTCAATTTGTGATTCAAGTTTTGTAATCTTTCTAATCTTGTTTTCACTGTCAATCTTATTTGCAACTTCACGGTTCAACTCTTCAGTTCTGGTCGTAAGCACTTGATTGTTGGCCAGTAGTTGTGCTATCGTTTCAACATTGCTTTGAATCTCTTCTTCATATCGCTTCACTTCATCGTCATTTGATTTCTTGAGGTCATCGATATATTTCTTTTTCAACTCATATTCTTTGGTAACCAAATCAATTTGATGTTTAATAGATGAAGTGCTTTCTTTATTCGAAGATAGGCGTTCTTTGACCAATCCATTCATCGTCGAAAAGATTTGTATGTGAAGCAGGTCTTCAATAATTGTGCGGCGGTCAGAGGCTGAAAGCTGCATGAATGGCGTAAATGAAGCTGAACCAAGAATAACAATCTGTGTAAAAGATTTGTAATTAAGTTTTAGTATAAATTTTTCGAGGTGTTCTTGGTAGTCTCTTGATGCGGCTTCTTGATTAAGTAGAGTGCCGTTACAATATATTTCGAAGATATTCGGTTTGATACCACGAATGATTTTATAGGCTTTGTTGTTGGATTCAAACTCAACTTCAACCACACATTCTTTTTGATTGATACTGTTTAGAAGTTGTGGTTTGTTGATTGTACGAAAGGCTTTACCAAACAAACCAAAACACAAGGCATCCAGTAGTGTAGACTTACCAGATCCGTTCTCACCAACAATCAATGTATTGGTGTTTGTTGACAGATTGATTTCTGTAAAGTGGTTACCCGTTGAAAGTAGGTTCTTCCAACGGATTTTTTGAAACAATATCATTAGTCAGTAACTTCGGTATTCAATGCTTCAACATAAAGTTCTCGCATTATTTTTTTCAGTTTATCATTTTCTACATCAAGTTCAAGCGCATCAATGTACTTTGAAAGGATAGTCATCGTATCTTCAGCCTGGTCAACAATGTCATCTTCGATCCGTGTGTCGGTAAAATCTTCAACAATGGCAATATCAGCACAAGAAGATTTATATAGGTTATCAATCACATGGTCAAATAGATATGGGTTTTGTTTATTGACTACAACAACCTTCACATAAGTATTTGCATGATTACCATATTCATAGGCCTTCCAGAATTCAAAATTTGTTTCTGAATCATCATATACAATCTTATTGAACATCGTGTATGGGTTTACGGTAAACTCAAGTGACCTAGTTTCGGTGTCAAAAATATGAAAACCCTTTACATCATTGTAATCAGACCATGTCATTTCATAAGGTGTACCAACATAAGTAATATTGCCATTGGTGGACTTGTGATGAAAATGGCCCGATAAAACCACATCATATCTCGATAAAATCTTTTCGTCAATACCTGTTTCACAAATACTGCCTCTTTCCATTTCAAAACCCATAATTTCAAAATGGCCAAAACAAATATCCGATTTCGATGACTTAATTTTTTTAATTATATCGTTTTCATTTTCATCACAAATCCATGGCACCACATCTATAAGTGTGCCGTCAAGTCCAATTGTTGTAAAATTTTGAATGACTTTAACATTTTTATAATCATTGATAACCAAAGATGGTGAATTAACCTCTAAAGTATTTTTAAAAGCCATGTCGTGATTACCGATGAGTGTATACATTGTTATGTCATTTGCAACTAGTTCATCGAAAAAATACCTTCTCGCTAAAAAAAGAGAATTAAAATTGATAAACTTTCGGCGGTCAAATAAATCACCCATCTGAAAAATGGTTTTGATATTGTTTTCTTTCAAATATGGAAACAAAATGTTCTCATAAAATTTCTGAAAATACCGATGAAAGTCTAATGAATCCCCTCTAGCTCCAAAATGACAATCGCCGAGAATACAAATTTTCATAGTTGTTTTTTAAGTTGTTCAATCTCATCTTTGATTTTAAGTTTTTTCTTTTTTAAATCAACAATCATCATTTGGTTTCGATGTGTATTTTCCACACGAATAATTTCAGATTCAAACATTTCACGCCTTGATTCTAACACTGCAATACGATTTAAAATATCCTCATTATTCATCAATGTTTTCCTCCAGTTCTTCAATTAAATTATTTTTACTGCGCTTTTTGTTTCGTTTGTTTTCTTCAAATGTTTGTATGAATTCGGATATGTTATCGTATAATTGAAACTGCCTCATATTGCCATCCGAGTCTTCAAACATTTCAAATTCATCTAGTATACCAAAGTTTTCTGTGGCCTTATATTTAACATAAAGTTGTTTCTTTTCTTTCATAATACGGCGAAGAAAAGCATAATAGATAATCTGTGTGAAATAGGCAAACGGATTCTTTGATTTACTTGGATCAAAATTCTTAAAGTACATCAGGCAGTTTTCGATACCATCCGAAATCATCTCATCACGGAAAGAATACGATACGAAATTTGGCTTGCGAGATAGATGATCAGCAATCTTTAGAAAACATTCACCGATATAATTAGGTATTGGTGGTTCAGACTTTTTTTCTTTTTCGGCAGTTTCACACAACTCTTTATAATCAGTAAGAGCCTTGAGGAAATCGGCATTGTTTATGTAATGGTTTGGTTTCTTTGTCATAGTTTTCATAGTATACACATTCGTTGGTTGTATGTCAATCTTTTATGTTATCTTTGCCTAATAGGCCCTTGTTTTTGCTCTTGACAAGTGTTACATTGGCGGTGTCCCGTTTGATGATAATTCTTTAGTTACCTTATCCAATAACTTTAGAACTCTTTTACGATAATCAAATCCTAACATTGAAGCCTTCATACCGACATTGTATGGTGGTATTCTACCTTGAGATGTATATTGTTCAGATGTTATATCAATCAATTTATTATTCAAGTCTACTGCCCACCAATGCCATATACCTTCATCATCCAGACCTCTCCAAAGACGTATTATTTTACTACCAAATACCTTTTGAAGGCAAGCGGAAGATGTATGACAATGGCCAAACATTGGATTATTACCGTTTCTTTCAATCCATTTTTTAGGTAAAAGGTCTGGTGTTAAATTGTTTTTGATTACCGAAGTTACCAAATTTAAATTTTCATCATTATAAATCAATGCAATTTACTCCTTTTAGATTCACGGAGAGCATTCAACATTTCTTGCATTGTATCTTCATCAACATCATCATCTTCTTCTTGTGTATTGAGTTCTTCATCAAGTTCTTTGGCTTCAATTTGTTCTACAGTATTGTTATAATATTCTATAAATGATTGTTTTGGTTCTACCATCGTAATAATATCATCATAATTAATTGTAACATAATTATCAGCAACAATTTCAATAGGAAGCCAAGGTAAAATAAACAACATAGATTGACCTACGTTTGCTCTCTTTACAAACACTTTCATTGGATTTTCTATACCAACGCAACCATGTTCATCATCCATCAAACAACAACCTATAATATCTTCTCCTGTATTAAGACGGAGAATTTTGACTTGGACTTCTGCTTGTTCTGTCATGGCTTGAACTCTATATTGTAAAATTTGTAATTGAATTTTTCATCATCGTATATTTTAACACGTTCAAGGAAATGTTTCAACGTGTAATTGGTATGTTTGCCGACTCTGAAATCATCCACAATGTCAAACAAAACAGCTTCTTCTTTATTTTCACCAAGTCTAAGACCACGGCCTATTGATTGAAGATTGCGGATTCTAGACTTTGATGGTGAAGCAAATATAATGTTATGAAGATTGCGAATGTTGACACCAGTGCTATATACACCATAAGAAGCCACAATGATAGCATTAGATTCTTTTTCGGTGATTGAACGTACCGATTCTCTTACTTCAACATCGGTACCACCAAAAACAAAAAACACATGTCGGTCTTTAGCGTGTTCTTGTATAATTTGAAACAATTTTTTACCATGTCTCTCTACAAGTTGAAATAGAATAAGAGTATTACCAGTCAATGATAATACCAAATTCTTTATGAAATCGTTACGCTTTGAACTAGACACGATGTAATCTATTTCTGTTTGATAATCCCATTTCTTACTCTCTTTACAAATAAGTTCTGGATATTTCAATATAAGACACTTAATTTTAAAATCAGCCAGTTGTTTCTTTTCAATTAACTCAGATGTAGATGTTGATTGATAAACTGGCCCAAATAAACCCTCAAGTACCAATCGGTGAGTCTGTGTTCCATCTAAAGTTCCGGTACATCCTATTCTGTATTTAGAACTAATGCAACCAGTCATAATTGTGGTGAGAGATTTGGCCTTGAACGAATGTGCCTCATCTCCAATGACAAAATCAAACTGCTCAAAGTATTCATTTGGTTGTGTGTAAATGGATTGCCATGTGGAAATAA